CAGATAGTTCAGGGCTGTTCCCACGCGATTGAGATCAGCGGCATTGTACGCGCCCTTCATCCCGGCCAGCCATTCCGCCCGCTCGGCTGCCGTCATGGCTGCAAAGCCTTTCGTGGCAAGCGCCTTGACGCGCTCCACGTCCGCCTGCGTCCGGTCGGTGACGAGCGTAACGATGATAGTCTTGGTGTCCATGGTGTCTCCCTTCTGTGTTTATCAGATCGGCACGAAGGCCGCGTCTGTCCAGTCGGCCTTTTTCCCTGCCTCGCCCCTTTTTCCGTCAGATACCGGCAATGCAAGCTCACGTCTCCGTTTTTGCGGTAGGCGTATTTGCAATAATGAGGCTCCATGTTTCCTCCCATATTCTCAAATTTACGCCTGTTCCTGCCAACCAGCCGGATATTCCGCTGGTGAAAATACATTCCCGTCAATCAAGCTGATGTAATGCTTGCCTTCAAACGTCACCTTGTCACCCTTATTGTAGGCATCATGCGCACCCGTAGGTTGCACAAATTCCGGCCATTCATCTAGTGAAACGATCACAAACAGTGCCGGTGTAATATCCGGTGTCCAGTCTGCCTGTGAGGTATGTGCCTGCACCACGCGATATAATACGCCATTGTATTGCAGCCGATCATCGACCGCGTAAGAATGGCCTGTCACCCACTGTGGGAATAACTCTACTGCTTGCAGCGCATCCTCATCAGGTAAGCTAATCGACGCTTTTTCGATATACGGACGCAATGCTCTGGCTCTTTCTATGTAACTCATCACTCTGTCTCCCCAAGTAAAATTTTCGCTGCTGTTTCTGCATCTGTGAGTGGTAGTGCCGCACCCATTTCCTCATAGCTGCCCTCCGGCTCTGTGCCTTTCAGCGTGTAACCAGCGAGATGGAACACCATGTCAGAAAGCACCTGATGCTCAGTTCCTTCTTTATCCGTAATAATCACAGCCATCTTCGCGCAAAATCCCTCGGCCTCGGTTTCCTTACACGGTACATAGCAACCGTTGCTGTGCAATCGGATGAGCACAATGTTGTCTGCATACCCGGCAAATGCACCGTCCTGTTTTACTGCATACATGGTGTCCCTCCAAATTTCTCTTGATAGATTTTCTCTACTCGCTCTGTGTTTGCTGTTCTCAACCGATTTTTCCAGTAGCCGTTTTCCTGCCCCGGCCATTTGTCATCCGTAAAATCTTCACCGCAGCCGTTTTTTTCATACCAGCGATAAAGGCGCTCAAGCATTTCCTGCCGCATCGCGCCCTCTGGTGTATTCTGCCTAAAATGCTCCCATCCGTTTTCGGATGTCGCAGCGCATATCCGCCTGCCATCTGCTGCAAACAGGAACCCTTCAATCTCCGATACCGCAGTTCCATATCGGAGATTAAATTCTCCATCGATGCCATTCCCGCGGAAACGCTTATACACGATATACTCCATGCGCTTTTCCCTCATACGCAAAAGCCGGGTGGGAAGCCGAAGGAAGCGCGCGCGGTGCGGTCTTCGACTGTCCCGTTGGTGTTCACATTCTCGAAACCGTCGGAGCTGCTCGCAAGCGGAGAACGGAGCCACCAACGAGCGGCGGCGCTCGTTCCGTTGTGCTTGTACTTTACCTTGCTGTTTCCAGCGGAATAATAGGCGTACTGCGCTTGCTTACTCGCCTCGTTCGAGTTTGCTCTCGAAATGCTCCCGAAAACCTCAAACTCCGAGAGGAGGAAAAAGTAATCCTTTGTCGCCGTGACCGCACTCGCGGATGTGCTATTATTTCCCGTATTGTCCGTGTACTTGGTAACGGACTTTAGGACTGCACGGAGCGCCGCCGGAATGACTGCGATAATCGTTCCGGAATAGCTCGAGAGGCTTGTCCCGCAAATATTTGTACGCATTTGCGAGCTCGCCCATCCGCCGGAGTTCGTTGCACTACTGTTCATAGAGAAATAGCCGGTTGTCGAAACGGGCGAGGTATAGTAACTGTCGCAGAAACACACGTCCGTACCGCCGGAGAGCGCCGTTTTGCCTAACTGGAAATGAATACGGTTTTCCCCTTCTAGGCTCGCATTATGGTTGAATCCAATGACAAATGCGTATATTGTGTAATTAGATAGTGTAAGATGTCCAACCGTGCCGTTTAGCGTTACCGCCTTTCGGTCGCCAATGCTCCAATAGTTCGCGCCCTGTCCCGCGTCGGATATATCTTTTATTGTTTCCCAAGTATTTTTATTCAGTGTCGGATATACAAAATTAAGCGACACCGCGTAACTGTCCGTGATAGTTACGGCTTTTGTGTCAGATGTTTTCCCGTCCAGCGTCGCGGATACGCTCCATGTTCCGGCTTCCGGTACGGTAAGCGTGCACGTTCCATTGATCGATGTACCGCTCACAGACAGACTTCCTTTTGTAGCAGTAACGGTTGCACCAGATTTCACAGTTACAATGATTTGCAGTTCTGTGCCAGTCTGAATGGCCTGAATGGCTGTCACAAATCCGTCCGGGTAGACCAGCGGGTCAGATGTGCTGCCTTTCTCCCGGATAGCTGACGCAACCTTTGTTAGGTCGGTTGTGTTTGTCAAATATTCAGCCATCAGAAGCTCCCTCCATTCGCGTTTGCGATCTCTACCGCCGCCCACGCACCGGAAACAACCCGCAGAAATTTTCCATTATCAGCGGCGGTGACAGACGGCACTTCGCGAACCTTGACAGCTCCTGTTTTCCCGTTCACGCTCGTCACGGGCGCTTCCGTTAGATAATCCGTGCCAGCCGCGGCCACCTCCCACGCCGTCGGCTTCCCTCTGGCGTCCACCGCCTTGACCTTGATCAGGTCCCCGACGGCCGCACCGGAGGCGAGGATCACATCTTGCTTTCCGTTCCACGCGTCTTTGTTGCTGCGCACGTCGGCGATAGCCTCGTCGATCTGCGCGCCGGTAAACTGGCTGTTGTAAGCCATACGATCACTCCTTCATACACAGAAAATCCTCGCCGTCCGCGGTCTTCAGCGCCTGCGACTCTCCCAGCGGGATAAAGCCGTAGTTGTCGTTCCAGCTGCCGTCCGCGCTTTGCGCGAACAGCGAAATGCGGTATTCCCCATCACCGGAAAGCAGAAAATCGTCGTAAACCTCAAAGGTGCGCTGCGTCCCCGCGGGGGTCTGGGAGAAGGACGCGATCAAAGCGCCCTTCCCGCGGCCCCAATCCTCGCCGGACTTCGTCGCGCGGCACTCAAAAGCCGTATAGGCGATGTCCGACGAGAAGGAAACGGTGATCGAGTTGAACCCCGAGACCGCCGAGATCTTGTTTCCTGTGATGGAGAAGGTCAGCTCCGGCGCGGCCATTAGGCTGCGCTCCACGTCCCGGCGGCGTTCTTGACGAAGACCTTCACGATCTTCACGCCGTCGCCGGAGGACGCTGCTTCGAGATCCGCGCCCTTGACGGTGACGTTGATGGCGGTGTTCTTCTTGTAGCCGCCCGCCGTGCCGCTGACGTTGGTGGAGCCGCCCGTCGTCGGGATCTGGGTGCCCGCCGTGTGCAGGCTGCTCGTCGCCGGGACGACGCGGACGGTGTATTCCTCGAAGTCCACGTCGCAGACGAAGGAGAATGCAGCTGCGTCGTAGCCCGTTACCTTGGAAATGCGGCTCTTGTCGGGGCCGGTGATGGTAACGGCAGGAATCGACGTGTTGAGCGTGATGGAGTCGCTGGCCGCAGTCGATTCGTTGCCGACGTCGTCGCGCACCTTTACATAGATCGTCTTCAGGCCGTCGCCGTCCGGGAGCGTAATGGATTTTGTTGCGGCGAACGTCTCCCACGACGCATCTGCTTCCTTTGCCGCCGCCTTTGTGCCCCAGATCTTCATCTGGTAGCCGGTCGTCGCGGCGTCGGTGACTGAGATCTTCGCGGTGACGGTCGCGCTGGTCGCGTACTGCGCGCCGTCGTTCAGGATCAGCGATAGGCCGGCAGGTGCCAGCGTATCAAGTGTCAGATTGAAAAAACTTGCCATCTGGATTTATCCCCTTTCTTCGCTTGTGAGTTCGATGTACAAAAAGCCGCCAGGCCTTTCGTAGATGGTTTCTGTGCCCAAGCGGGCGGATTTGATGCCCATGGAGCCGATGAACAGCTCCAGAATGCGTTTGATTCCAACTGCCAGCATGTTATCCCTCCAACAGATACAGTGTCCGCGCGTCCTTTTTGTCCAGCGCGTCATAGTCCGATTTTTTCAGCACGCGGATCTCATCGATCTGCGCCGATGCAATGCCTCCGCCGCCAGAGCCGCCGCCAGCACGCACGGAAACGTTAAAGGAAACGTCGATCGGATCGCGGTTCTTGAGTTCAAATTCAATGCCGCCCATCACAACACCGCCTTTGAAAGCGCGTGCGCAACGTCGATCTGCTTGATCTCCGAGCCAATCACGTCACCGCTCTTGAATTTCACGCGCACCTGCATCTGGCAGAGCTTCGGGAGCCGAAAGGTCTCCTGCTGGGTGAGGGGAAACAGAAACTTTCCGTCCTCGTATCCGATCTCTCCCGGATAGCTCTTTTGCAGATAAAGCAGAGAAATTTCCACCTTTTCAACGCTTGCAACGTCCAGAGGCTGCCCTTTATTCTTGATGGTAACACTAAGGTTATACGAATCTCCCTGTACCAAATGCCGCACCTCCGTTCTATGTGCCGATAATCTTGCATTCTGCCGCCGCGATTCCGCTGAGGCGAATGTCCATACTGGTGATCGTTCCGGTGATCTTCGTGCCCCACGGCGTTGTGGTCTGCACGTAATCGCCCGGGGCTTCCTTGTCCACGATAATTTTGACACTGTGCGTCTGACGGCGCATATAGTAGTCAAAGACGTGCTGCGCGACGGCGGCAACGTTGTCGCTGTTGACCAGCGTAGCGTCGCGCACCTCGATGACGTTCGGCTTGGTCTGCGTGGTGGCGTTCGGATTGGTCTTGGACGTGACCGACGTCGTGTGATAGTAGGTCGTACCGCCGACCTCCACGCTCTCTCCGCTTCCGGACGTCGAATAGTTGTGTGCCGTCACGCGGATCTCCGTGACCGCTGCCGCCGTTTCAACGCTGCCGCCCGTGTATGTCCGGTCAAGTGGGATCGTGGCAGGAGAGGCCGCTGTGAGCCTCCGGACGCGCACGCCGCGCGACGCGCTTGTGTCGATGGTCGCGCGCAGGGCAAAGACGATCTGCTGAAGCGCCTCGCGCTTGGTACAGTCCGGGATATAGCCCGTTACTGTCTCGTTCTCCAGCGCCGCGTCAAAATCCAGCGTGAAGTGCGTGCCAAGGATCGAGCTTATCAGCTCTTTTGCGTTTTTCTCGCTATAGATTGCCGCCGCAAAAGGCTCATCGTCCAGAATGCCGAGTGCATCCTGGCAGGAGACATCATAGAGCCGGGCGCTCGACCGGGACGAGCTCTTGATGTAAAAGACGCCGATCAGCTTTGCGCCGTCGTATGCGCTGACGGGCTGCTTCTCTTGGAAGATGAAATCGATATCGTCCGAATTGTCAAGCGTGAAATCCAGCGTGTTGATCTCCACATCGTCAGATATCACGCTGATCCCCTCCGTGACGTTGACGCTGCGCAGATCCTCCCGCTCGAATTCCCGGACGATGCCGAAGAAGATCTGTCTGAGTTTCGCGTACCGGTACGGCAGGCTCGTCTTTTTCAGCTCGATCACGAGTTTGCTGTATCCGGAGACAGGCTTTGCGCAGAAATACTTCTGGCCGTCCGGCGTGAAGTCCTGCGACGCGACGGTTGTCTCGCCGTTGTACCACGTCATGGTCAGGGCGCTGCAATAGTCGCCGGTGCCACCGTCAAAATAGAGGTAAATGCCGGAGCTTGCGAACGTGCCGTCCAGCGTGATGGTCAGCGTCGGGTTTGCGTCGAAGGTGCAGTCTGCTTTGCTCGGCTCGGTAGACCAGAAGGCCGCCCGCTCGGTCGTGAGGATCGGGCGGGAGCCGTCCAGCATCCACTGGTTCAGCTCGTTTGTTGCGACGATCACCGACTCTGTGCCATACGGCAGTTCCGGAAGGTCGGAGAAGGGCTGCGCAGCGGTGCTTGCAACGCTTGCCGCCGCTGCTGCGCCTACCGCTACGTCCTCATAGATCACGCGTACACTCATACCGGCGTCCTCTTGGGCTTCATGGCGACAAAATTGATCGTCAGATTGCCCCAATCATTGCGCCCGTCGTAGCTCCCGGTGAGCTCATCGTCGCCGTTTGCTACATAGGCGTCAAAGGTCATAGTCCCCTGCGCATATGGGACGGTCAGCACGTGGCTGTCGACCGGGGCAGAAATGCTCTCATAAAAATCATCGTATTCCTCCGGGTCTGACGATACAGGATCAATTTCAAGGCTGTAGTTGTAATACGTGCCGATAATATCACGGGTCATCGCGCCGGTCATAACGCGCCCGGCGTTGTCGCCGTCTAGGACGGAGAACGACCGCTTGCAGCTCACGACGTGAAGATTGAAATACGCCTTGCCGTCAAGGCTCAGTGCGCTTCTCATGTCTTCACCCCCGCAAGCTTCACGCCGACGCGCTGCGTCTCTTCGTTGTTCAGCTGATAGATCGTGCGGCCAAGCTCACGCCGGTCAAGCTGGAAGATAACCGTCATTTGTCTGCTTCCCGCTACGCCGGTCTCGTTCATGGCCTGCTTGAACGCCTGCACCATTGTGGCAAGCGGGGTTTCGATATTCGTTCCGCTTTTCTGGTCTCCCAGCACAGCCATAAACTCCCGGTTCGGCGGGATGACCGCGCCGGAGGCTAGGCGGGGGAGTTGGACATTTCCCCAGCTTACATTCCCAATGTCTACGCCCGGAACCTTGTTCAGCAGCCTAATCGCCCCGTTCACAAGGCCGCCCAAACCGCCAAGCGCGCGATTGATCCCACTCTCGATTTCGGCAATCAGGCCGTTCATGGCGTTTTTCGCAAGATTGGCCCACCATTCGCCTGTGAATACAGGCGCAATGTTCTTCTTCCAGAAATCTTTGATTTTGCCCCAGCAATCTTTTACCTTGCTGACAATAAAATCCCAGTTCGGCGCAATAGCCGCAGCCAGGCTTACGCCGCCCGCTGCGAGAAGTCCAAGCCCGAGCGGAATTCCTGCACCTGTGAACAGGAGAACCGCGCCAAGCGCAAGGAGCGCGCCGCCAACGATTGCAGTAATTTTGCCAAGCGGCCCTTTCATTTTTTCCTGAATCGTATTCCAGTTGACAGCCGCCGTTGCTGCAAGTCCGATTGCGCCCGCAGCCATCAGCCCGATTCCAAGCGGAAGGCTTGCGCCTGTAAATGCAAGGATCGCACCGACCGCAAGCAGCGCCGCACTGACAATCGCGGTGACCTTCCCTATCGGCCCTTGCAGTTTTGTTTTGATCGTATCCCAGTTGATAGTTGCTGTTGCTGCAAGTCCTGCCGCTCCTGCAACCATCAGCCCGATACCGAGCGGCAGATTCGCACCGCTGAATGCGAGAATTGCGCCAAGCGCAAGCAATGCCGCGCCCACGATCGCTACAATATTTCCGACAGGGCCCCGCAGGGCCGCCGTGATCGTGTCCCAGTTAACAGCCGCTACCGCAGCGAGACCGACCGCCCCGGCCGCCATCAGCCCAATGCCGATAGGAATGTTTGCGCCGCTGAACGCTAAGATCGCGCCGACAACAAGCAGCGCCCCGCTTACGATTGCCGTAATGATTCCGATGGGCCCTTGCAGCGCTTCTGTAATTGAGCCCCAGTTTGCCGCCACAGTGGCCGCAAGGCCGACCGCACCGGCGATCATCAGTCCGAGGCCAAGCGGAATGTTTGCGCCAGAAAAGACAAGGATCGCGCCGATTGCAAGCAAGGCAGTACTTACAATCGCCGTGATAAGTCCGACTTGCCCTTGCAGGATTCCAGCGATTTCTCCCCAGTGATTGCTTACCGCGTCCCACACCGCCAGCGCGCCAACTGCCATAAGCGCTATTCCAAGCGGGATGTTCGCGCCGCTGAACGTGAGAATTGCGCCAAGCGCAAGCAATGCCGCGCCCACAAACAATTCTGTAATTGATGTCAGCTGATCCTTTATCATGGCGCTGAAATCGGGTGCTATTGTATCGGATCCGATTCCGCCACCCGCTCCTGCGCCGCCGCTGCTTCCGGAATCATTCGAAAGCTGGTTGATTTCGTCAAACGACGCCATGCTTTTCCCTGCTTTTTTTGCTGCGTCTCCCACATCGGAGATTGCTTCCGCCTCGTCTCCATATGCCGCAGCGGCTTCCGCCGCAGATTTCGGGAAAGACGTTCCGAACAGCTTAGAAACCAGTGTTGCAAGCGCGTTTACAATTCGAGTCAGCACGTTCACAAGAAGGATAAAAGCAGGAATAACCACCTTCATGATTGGCTGCGCAAGCGTGAGCAGAGCGCCCTTCAGCCTGGCAACTGCCGCGCGCGCTTCGTCGCTTTTCTTGATCGTCTCGCTAAGCCAGCTGCGCAGCTGGGAAAGGCCGCGGGACAGGACGGTAAAGATCAGCGCGCTCCTTAGTACCCCGCTTAATCTTCTTCCGAATTTGTTCATGCTCTTTTCGACGCTCGCCGATACCTCCGCCATTTTAGCCGAGGCTCCGCTGGCGTTCGTGATCTGCTGCACCAGCTCACCGGCTTTGGTCTTTGCAGCGTCAAGCGCATCGGTCTGGGTTATCACCTTGTCGGTGATCTTTGCATATTGACTCCCGAGCTTTTCCGCCGTTTTGTTTTGCTGCACCAGCAGCTGTTCCTGCTCTTTGATCTGCGCAGCAACCTCCGCCTGTCGAGAATAAGCGTCTATGTACTCAGCTGGATTAGCCGAAGTGTTTCCGGACGTGATGCCCTTTAGGCGGTCAGCCTCCGAGCGGAGCGATTTCAGCGCGTCTTCCGTCTGCTTTGCGGACTGAAGCGCAGCGTCCAGCTCCTTTTTAAGCCCGTTCTGCGTTCCGGTATCCTCGTTTAGCTTGGCTTCCATCTTGTCGATTTTCGCAGACAGCGTATCAAGCTCCTTCTGTGCCTTTTTCGCGTCCGCGTCGACGGCGATCACAATTTTTCCATCCGCCATATTTTCACCACCTTTTCGGTTGATTTTTGTTATTATTTGTGTTATCTTCCAAGTAAGGAGGGAAGAAATATGAGTGATTGCATTATCCAAATCAGCCGGGACAATTCTTTTTACGGTTCTGGCCTGACCGTCGGCGTTGCATTGGATGGCTGTGATGTCGGCACGCTGAAAAACGGTGAAGAACTTCGAGCTGTGGCCGCTCCGGGCCAGCACGAACTTTCTTTTTACCGGTATCGCCGTCTGGATAAAACCATATCCTTTACCATTGCCGAAGGGCAACAGAATGCGTTTTTTACCATCAAGATTAACGCCTCGAACCGCGTTGACGTTGTTGGCGGGCTAAAAACCAAAAAGCAGGCGAAACGCCCCAGCGGCTGCCTGACGGCTTTAATCGTATTCCTCTGTCTTTTCGTCTTTATTGGCGCGGCCTTTGCTTCCTGCGGATCGTCCTCCAAGCCGAAAAAGGTCGGAACCTCAGTTTCTTCTTCGCAGCAGCCGCCGCAGCAATCCGATTCCGGGCCTGAAACATTTGGCGTTGGGGATCAGGTCGTTCTAGACGGCGTGGCGGTCACGTTGCTCAGTGTTACCGAGAATTCCGGCCAAAATTACGTCTCGCCGGATGATGGAAAGGTCTTTGTTCTGTGCGAATTCGAGATCGAAAACAATTCATCCCACGATATTGCGTCCAGCACCATGCTTTCATTCGAAAGCTACATTGATGGCTATACAACCAGCCTCAGCCTCACCGCGATGATGAGTTCCGACGAGCCGCAGCTTGACGGCACGATTGCCGCCGGGAAGAAAATGAAAGGTGTCGTCGGATATGAAGCGCCGCAGGATTGGAGTGAGATCGAGATTCGATTCTCTCCAAGCTTCTGGGGTAGCGAAATCGTTTTCGAGTATAAAAAATAAGTTTTTCCTGCTGCCGCCCCTTAACCGGGGCGGCTGTTTTTTGTCCCGACTCCCCATACGGCAAGCAGGTCGGCTTCGGCCTCCGAGTATGTTGTCTTCAGATCGACGATATCCCGGTTGCGCCGGTAGAAATCCCTCTCCTGTTTGTCGAGGCTCTTCCCTCTGGCCTTTTTATCGCGGATAGAAACCACCTGTGCATACAGGCAATCTCCGATTTCTTGATAGTACGATAGAAACGAATACCAATGCAGGTATTCCAGCGCCCTGACCTCGCAGCCCGCGATTCGGTTGATAGGCGCAATATAGAGATCAAAGTCCTGCGCCCATGACATGATCTCTGGCTGCTTTCTCTTCTCTCGATTCTCCTGCCCGTGGTCGATGAAGCGGAAGCACTGGTTCAGGGCTTCCTGATAGTCGCTGACGGGCATTTCTTCGAAGTCGGGATAGAAGATGGTCAGCGCCGCTTCCGCCTTGTCCTGCTCGTCCAGCCCTCTGTCTGTCAGGGCCACGAGGATATCAAGAACCGCGCGGTAATCGGATTGGATCGGATACGTTGTGCCGTTCACGTCGACCGTGGTCGGCAGCGCCCAGATCACTTTTTCCATTTTGCCGTATATTTCGCAATTCTCGGGTTGGTTTTTCGCTGTTCTTCCGCGAAGCTCGTGTCGATCTGGTCGATTACGGCCAGCATGAGATTGCACCAGACCGGCAGGCCGTCAGCCAGCGCGTAGACGTTCATGGTTCCAAACAGGGCCGTGCAGACAGGCTTGGCAAACAGGCCGTCGATCATATCCCGCATTTCCGCGTCGCGGCGGCGGGCGATTACGAAGATCTCTTTCTTGTCCGCGCAGCGGTCGATCTCGGCCCTATACGCCTCCTGCTTCCTGTCCAGCTCGTCAAACGTGTTGAAGATCTGTTCAACGAACGCGCTGTCCGTCGGGTTGAAGGAGACTTCCGCCGCGTCGTTCAGCTTGAACGATACGATACCGGTTTCAAATTTGATTTCAGGCATTGCGATTCCTCCTTACGCTGCGTCTGGCGTGAAGGTAATAGCCCCGTTGGCGCCAACCGCCGCCGTGCCGGTCGTGCGTTTGCCGCCGAGCGTCACGTCGATGGGCATACCTACCGAGCCGCCGCCCTCGCCGCCGAGGCTGGACGGCTTGACCATAGACGCGTCGTAGCGCTCCGCGAAGACTGCCGTCTTGGCCGTTCCTGCATAATGATGGACGATCAGCACGTCCTGATTCGCCAGCGCAGCTGCGTTCTGCTGCTTGACCGCCAGATCCCAGATCTTCTTCAACGCCGCATCGCCCGCGTCAAGGTCGCACGGGTCAAAGCTCTGCGTGATAATCGGTTTCTTCATGGTGGTTCTGGTCGTTCCAAGGATATCCTTGCTGGAATCCTCCTGCCAGTCATACTCCATGCTGGAGTCTGTGACGCGAGTGCCGAACGGCGCCCAGGCGGGCGTTGAGGACTCGCCGGTGTTCAGATATGCAATCAGCAGCTCCCGGTCGATGGTCTGACCGGCCGTGGTATTAAAAGTAACTTCTGCCATAGTTAAATCACCTCATATGTCAGTTTCATTAGAATTTGATGATCCTCTGTGCCGTCCTCATACCGGGCGAACAGGGCCGAGCGGCTGACAGCTTCCATGCGCCGGACGCGCATCCCGTCGCCCAAATCCGGCGGGTTCTGCATGGCCCAATCCCCGAAGCGGTTCAGCATGGCGTCGCATTTCAGGCGCTTGTCGTTGCTGTTTCCGGGCTTGATGCGGGCGATGATCTTGAATTGATATTCCGCCTCATGCCCGCCGAGGATGAATTTTCGTGTGATGTACGCGCCCTGAATGGCGGACAGGGCCATGCTTGCCGAGTCGGCGGCGAGGAATTCGTAGTTGATCGTTGCAGCTGGCATGTCGTCATCGGAAAAGGCGTTTGCCCAGATCATCATTTTTCGGGCAATGTCCTGCTCTTCCTTTGCGGATACCAGTTTTCTTTGCTTTTCAGAGACCATTTTTCACCGCCTTATCCGCAACACGGATCCATTTATCAAGGTTCTCAGCCTTTGAAGCCTCGAACCAGTGCGCCTGTGCTTGTGCGTGTCCGGACTTGTTAAACACAAGGTTTTTGTCGGTTAGCACTTTCGTGCCGCCCTTCGGCGCGTATGTGCTCCCGGTCTCCGGGTCTACCATGACTTTCCCGTAGTACAGGAACCTTGCGTATGGGCCGGGATAGATGATCGCATTCCCTTCCACCTGTGTTCTGCGGTCGAGGGAACCGGTCAAGAATGGCACATACGGGGCTGTGTCCTTTCTTGCCTGAAGTGCGACAATATGCTCCGCTTTGGTACACGCCTGCGCGATTGCCTCATGCAATTCATCAAAGCCGTCTGCCTTTACGCTGAATTTCAGCATATTAGGCCCCTCCGACTTCGAAGTGTCTCATGTCCTGGCTTCCAAAGTCCTTCATATCGACCTTTGTGACCTTGTAAACGTCGTCATAGAGCATTTCAAGCGCCTGCTCGGTCTTGTCCGGCTCCACGACTTCACCCTTGATAAAGAATGTCGTTCCGCCGTTGCCGTCCGTGGAGAGCGTCCAGATTCCGCTTTTATCAGTTGCACGCCAGAATTCTTGCGGGCCGACGTAGCGCTTTTCTGCGCCCGTCACGCCGTCTACAGCAACCGTAGAGAACGGAATGTACAGATTCACCGCATCCGCGCCCTCAAGCCCGCTCTGGCGGACGTTGGCCGCCTTGGAGGCTTCCAGCAGAACGCCGCGCAGGACGGTGATGTAGGTTTTCTCCACGTCCTTGAATGTCGCCGGGTCTGTCTCCTGCGAGACGTTGTAGATGGTTACGGTGTGGGGGAACATGGACACGGCCCATACCCCCTCGCTTTGAGTAATCCGGTCGGCCCGAGGTACGCCAGCACGATCTCACGGCGGCGCGTCTCTGTCCGCTGTATATCTGCCTGGGACAGATTTCGTGAACCAAAGCTTCGCGACCAGCCGCCGACCGTCTCGCTTGATACGGGCCTGTCGGTCGTGTAGACGAGACCGTCCAGCTTCCCAGCGTCCTGCTCCAGCTCGGCCAGCGCACAGACGCAGTTCTGGACGGCTTCGAGCTTGTCCCCGGCGGCGGAGCGCGCGCGGTTCATGGTGATGTAGTCTACGTAAGCCGATGCCTTGCGGGCGAGGCCGCAAAATTGCTCTTCATCCAGCGCCGTCCCGCGGTACACAGTCGCGTAATACTCATAATCAGCGTAGATCATGCTGCGCCCTCCTTCCGGTCAGCCTCCGCGCCCGTCATGCAGGCGCGGAGGCTCGATTTTACTTGCTGACGTCCGCGCCGATGAACAGGCCGTAAGGATCGGGCACTACCGGGATAAACAGGCCGCTTGCCTTTGTCCAGGTGGTCTTCGGGTCAGGCGTTTCCCACTGGGTGATCGTGATATACTGCTGTGCACTCTTGTCGGTGTACGGGCCATAGCCCTTTTCTTCCGGCGTCACGCCCCACAGGCCAACGCCGAAGGAATTGGCCGTACCATTGGACAGGAATGCAACCTTGTCCTCTGGGAAGAAGCGATACGTCTTTTCCGCGCCGTTTGCGGACTGCGCCTTATAGCGCTGGTCGTTGGTCGTGATCTGGCCGAATCCGAACAGCTCGGTAAAGAGGCTGCGCAGCTTCTCGGTGGTGACGTATGTACCAGCGCCGACCGTGCCGTACACGAGGGTCTGAATGCCCTTGTTGGACGCGAGCTTACGCAGGATCTTCGTACCGACGACCATTTCGCTCAGCGCGTGGCCGGATGCCGCCGCCTGATCTGCGATGGCCTGAAGCTGGCCGATGATATCAGCGTCTGCGCCGAAGTCGATCTTGAAGCCGATGTTTGCGGACGGAACGCCGTAATCGATGGTCATGTTGAGATTGTTTTCCTTGATGGTCATCTTGCCGGTCGCGATAACTTCCATTTTCGCGACCTCGGTTCTGACCTTGACCGCATCGGCCATCAGGCGCATATCGTCGAAGACGTAGCTCACAATGGCGTTGTCAGCGTATACGCCGTTTTCGTTGAGCAGCTGCACCCGCTCGGACTGGTTGATCTTGCGCTTGATAAACAGCTTCTCAACCTCGGTCTTTTCGAGCGCGGGGCGCGTGGCGATCTCTGCCTCGGTGTCAAAGGCGTGGACGGTCGCCATCGTGGGGATCTGTGCGCCGTTTGCGAGGCGCAGGTACTCGGCCTTGAGGCTTTCGGTTTTCTGATCCGGGAACAGCCGGTCTCCGAGGTAGGCCGGGCGCGCGACGGAAATGTTCTGCGAGAAATCCAGACGGTCAGCGTCGGAAATCAGTTCAAGAATGTCAGGCATGGTGTTTTTCCTCCTTCTTTAGGGTGTAGTCCACACGGGGTACAGGGTCACATTGCCGGTCATTTCGACCTTGGAGACGGCAGCGCCGCCCTTAGACGTGCTCCAGCCGGTCTGGGTGTTGCCGCTCTTGGTCAACGGGTATTCGGTCGAGACGTCGGCATAGGAGCCCTCTGTGTAGACGTTCTCGTCGACGGGCGGCGTGCCGCTGCCGTCGTTTTTGTCGTATGTCACGGTATAGCCGCGCGTGATCTCCGGCGCGTCAACAAATGTGAAGCCCTTGCCGGACAGCGCGGTCTTTGCTGCGGAGGCCAGCGACAGGCGGTCTGCCAGCACACGGCCCGCGACCATCACGGAGCCGGGCATATTGCCGTCCGTCACATCGATATCCTCAAACACGATGCCGACGGCGTTCGAGTTGTCGGACGGAAACGGCGTACCGGCCTTGACGATCTTGTATTTGCCGTCCTGTACGCCCATCGACGCGGGGATCTCGCGGGTTTTCAGAACGAGGCCGACTTCGCTTTCGAGGAAGTTCGGTCTGACTTCTGCTTTTGTGTTTACAACGATAGACATTTTTCAAATCACTCCTTGTTTGGTGTCTGCGCAAACTGCGCGTTGAACTGCTGCGCGTACATTGCGCCCTTGCTCTTTGCCGCCGGTGCGCCGCCCTGGCCGACGGGCTTGACGAATGTGGGCGTGGGCTTATCTGCCTGAAACGCAGTCGGATCTGCTTCGAGCTGAGCCTTGTGCCACTCGTCGAAGCCGGTCAGCTCGCCGTCTTTCAGTTCAAGGTGTTTCTCCTTGAGGTCTGCAAGGTAAGCTTTCTCGGCGGCTTTGGAAGAGAACTTGACGCCCTTGGCCGTGATCGCGCGGTTCATGGCGTCGGCGTAGTCCCGGCTTGCCAGCTGCGCCTTGTAATCTTCGGTTTCCTTGGTGTACCGGCCCTGAAGGTCTTCGAGCTGCTTGCGGACGCTCTCGGCGTCCCCGCTGGACTTCCGCAGGTCTTCGATGTCCTTGTCGCGGTCGGTCAGCTGCTGCCGGGCGGCATTCAGGTCTTCTCTGGCCTGATCCGCTTTCTGCTTCTCCCGTCCAATGTCCCGGCTGTTCTCGTCAAGGATCTTGTCGACGGTATCCTTATCAAGCCCCAGCCCTTCCAAAAAATCTCGCTTCATAGGTTCTCCTTCACAGCTTCGCTTTGTTCTCGCGGGTCGCGTCCGCTGCTGCCCCGTAGTTTAGCGACTTCGGGCCGGTCAAGATTTGATAAAACAAAAAGAGCCAACTACTAAGAAAACCTCAGTAGTTGGCTCATCGTGCCATTCCGCGCGCTCGATTGCGCTGCGGTATCTGTATTATTTTTTCAGCTCTTCCGCCTTGATGATCTGCGCCTTGACTGTCCCATCCTTCATTCGTTTCAGTTGGACGCGGAATCCGGCGGCAAGCGCCCGCTCGATGGCGGCTTTCAGTTTTTCGTCGATCATACGGCGTTCCTCACGGGATCAGGTCTACAATGCCCTTCGCGGCATTATAGATCCGCTTCATGATCGCGTTCTCCTGCAAGTATTCAAGCCCCTGCAGCGTGATCTGAATCCGGCGCTCATTCCTCAGGTGCATTTCGCCCGTGACGTCGGTATAAAGCTCCGCGCCCTTGATAAGCCCCGCGTCCTGAAGCATTTCCAGATACCTGTAGAGACGTTCTCCGGACACCTGCATGGAGTCCAGGCCGAAGCTCTCCACGCTGAACGCCGGAAGATCCATCGCGCGTTCCAGCGCAGACAGCATTTTATAAATCGCTTTGAAGTTGTCCATTTGAATTTCCCCCCTTGCATTTTTTGTGAGAGTGTGGTATAGAATAGATAAGAGCCGGTCGCTGTCCACGACCCCTTCCCAGAAGGGCGAGATGGTGTGTCGGCTTCTTTTTTTATTTTCTTTTTACGATTCTCTGCACTTTTCCATTTCGGATTTCAATGATCTCATCAACCCACTCAGTATCCTTTCTGGCAAATATTTTTTCAATTTGCGCATCTATTGTTTTTTCGTCAAGCGTGGTCTTGGTGACATCCAGAATAAACCGCTGCCCCTGCTTGGCTGCCTTTTTCACACGATTGAAAATCGTATTTCCCACGGCTTTTTCTCCGAGCGTTTTCAGGTCATACGCTTCCCCTCGGAAAATATAGTCCGGTGTGGACACCCCCTGCGGATTATTGACACGCGGAACTAGCCCAATTTCGCCGCCGAATTCCTTTTCAAGGAGTCCGGCAATTTCTTTTTCGTGCTCTGTGTGGTCAAGCACGACATTATGCCCGTCGACCTTGTATGTAACGCCGTTTGCAGTATACTCCTGCAAGTCCTGTACAGTGTGGCTGTTCGGAGTGGCCTCCGCGCGCCACTTTTCCGTTACGTCGGTGTATCTCGGCTGAAAGCCGGCGCTTTCTGCTGGTTCTGTGTTGGTCGGAGGTTCCACCCGCTCAACCGTTTTCGCTTTGCTGGCCGCAGCCTCGGATTTTGCGTCTGTATACAGAACCCTTGTCCGCTCCGGCTGCTCTGGCAGTCCTGCTGCCTTGCTGAAATCATGGTATTTCGTGTTCAGGCGGCGCAGCTTGGCTGCTGCGGCGGTCTCCTTGTCCTTTTGTCCGGATGCTTTATAGGCGTTTTTCAAACGCTTCTGTTTGCGAATCGACCGTTCGAGCCGTCTTTGCATTTGGGTCGCTTCGTATGCGGTATATTTCTTCCCGTCAAACTCGCAGCCGAGACCATCATCAATGTGTTCCAGCTGCTCCTCGGAATAGGTTGGCTCCATGACGCCCGGGATATAGGCGTGCTTATAGTGTCGGCAATTTGCGCCGGTCAAGCCGTCTACATAGCCGTAGCCGGTCGTCTCCACGAGATCCTTGTACTGCCCAAGCGGGTCAGGCTCTCCGTTTTCGCTTTTATAATAAATTTTCCCTTGCCAATCCTTGTGGCTCGACCACGGGGACGGGCCGGGCTTGTCTCGTGCGCCGGAGTGGGCTGTGATCTCAAAATACCGGGTATCCAGATATTCCGCCGACTGGTCGGAATACTTGTCGCAGATTTGCGCCACGCCCGTCATAACGGCCCGGCGGGCGGCCACGTCGATTTGATCTGTGTGTCCGCTCTCATAGTCTACGACTTTGATTCCGCTTTCTGCCAGCTGCTTGACGGCGTTGGCAATCGCCTGATTATAGCTGATCGCCCCGCTCTGAATTTGCAGCGTTGACGAATTTAGGGCCCACTGATATGCTTGCGCAGGCGGAAGCATTCTCTGGCCATTGTCCACTAAAAACCCCAAAGATTGCGTCAGATTTCGGAATTCTCCGAGCGTCTGCCTGCGGATCGCGTCGATATCGGAGGCGTCTACCAGCCGGTCAGGCTTCGTCACATCGGCCAGCGTAATAAGGTCGTTGTAATATCGCCGGTTGCGCTCCACAACATCGTCGAGCAGCTTGTTCAGTTTTTCTTCGCTGACGTCCGCTGTCTTCTGGATGGCCATTTTGATCTTCTTGAGATCAATGCCGTGCGACCGCAGCGCCCGGATATCCTGAACCGTTACTTCGTTGAGCTGATCGGCAATTTTAAGCCGGGAACAGACTTCATCCAGCAGCGTATCTTCCAGCGCACGGAACAGCTCCGCGAGTTCTTCCGGGAGGGCGTCGAGCAGCTCCGGACTGAACGGATACTTGACCTTTCTCATTCGACCTCAGCCGGGGCGTTTGCATCTGTCATGTCCTGCGCCCTCGGCAGCATTGCCTTTGCAGTCGCTTCGTCCTCGCCGTACCATTTTGCGCGGTATTCCCAGTGGTTCAGAATTCCATCAGCGAGGTCAAGCCGGTCGTTTGCCCGCTCTTGTTCCTTCTTCTCAGCGTCGTCAAGGATGGAATCGCCCCAACTGTAATCGGTGTTGTACGTCCCGGCAGGCGCAAGGTTGTAGAGCGTCGCGTATGTATCGAGCGCGTAGAGCAGACTGTCAAACGTATGTTCAAGCGCCGTTTGAATGCTGTCGATCAGCACATATTTGCGCTGCTTACTGTTGCGGATCTCCGTCGCCGTCTTCTCGATGGTCTGCGGATCGGAAATATCTCCATAAGCCAATCCGACGTTGAACTCGATACGGCGAAGCGTATTCTGGAAACCTCGGTAGATTGCTTCGTCGCGGATCTGCGGCTCGATGTACTGAAAGAATTCGCCGCTAGTGGAGAACGGTCCTAGTTCAAACATACGCTTGTTGAACATATCCGCAGTCGAACTCGTGCCATCCATCAGGACTTTGCGCTCGCTGGAGCGATATTCCCAGCGCAGGCGCTCCCACTGCTCATCGGCCTGCTTGATCAGCTGCACAGTAGCCGCGTCTCCGTAGACGGACATTCCGCAGGGGCTGTTTGCGTCCGTTGTGTTGGCCGCAGGCGGGCGGAAGTACGCGAAGAGCGGCCCGCTCATATTCTGGATCGTGGTTTCCGGCTGAATGTCCGCCCATTCTGGGACGGCATTCAGGGGTGCTTCCGCGCCGACCGTGCCGGAGGCGTCGCTGTAATATGCTTTATTGCGGATCGTATAGGTCGTGCCGTCCAGCTCGTGCGATTCGAGGCGGATATAATACTTCCCGCCCACTTTCGCGGGCTTGTCCCGGAAGACGCCTCCGATGCAGCGCCCGGCAGGATCAAATTTCGTCGGCTGGAACGCCGCCGCGCCGGTCACGTCGACCAGCAGCTGCTCACCGTAGATATACGGCTTAAATGCCACGCCGCCGAGCGCAAGCCCCAGTTCTAAGGCGCTGTGAAAATTCTCTTCCGCCCGCTCAAAGCAGTCTTTCAGATAATCCGCACGGGCGCTGCCGGTGATGTTAGCCGTCAGCTCGGCCAGCGTCGGTCGCGCGATCTCCCGGCAGATCGCCGCCGGAAGCCCGACAGCAATGACATCGCACGTCTGCCAGGGTGGATTTCCAATAAACATCGCGTACCAGAGGCTTATATTCTGCTCCATCTTCGGGCTGACTGCCGGAGATACGCCGAATTCCCGCTCGGCAACCGCCTGCGGGAAAAGCATATTCCGGAACCACCCTCGAATGTTTGTCAAAAGGCTCATTTCTTGATTTCTCTCCTCAAAACGGTCATACAGAAATAGCGAATCGCGTCCATGCAATGGTCGTTTTCTTTTATCACGCGGTCTTCTCCTGCGTCTTTGTCCCAGCTATAAAGGCCAAATTCCCGAAACGCGTTTTTGCAACTCTCATGGAATTTGATTATGCCGCTTTTGATGCAGGCCCCCGTGAAGCGAATGCCGTCCAGCACGGCGTTGTTTGCTTTCCATACAGAAAACTTTCCGTGCCGCCGGATGCACTCGGCAAAGGACGCTGCCGATGGGTCGAGCACGACACGCTCAATGCGGTATCCGTCCGCGAATGCCTCTAAATCCTGATAATATTCTTCGTCGGTCTTCTGTCGCCCGCTCTCGCGTCCGCTATGGTAATATTCCTTCTCCATGACGGCCTTGCCGCCATATTCTCGCCACAATGCAAAGACGGTAGGGTTCTGTGTGCCGTAGTCCGATGAGATCCAGTACCGCCCCGGCCCGCCCCGCTCACTCGTGACGTTTCTGGCCCGATCAAACATTGGGTAAACCAGACCCTCGGCGATTCTCCAGAGGCCGAGAATGTAGCGGTCGTAATAAACCGTCCCTTCGTATTCTTTTTTCAGATTTTCTTTAAAAGATTCCGGCAGGAACGGATTGTCGTCTATTGTGTATGTCTGGCTGAAAATGTCCGCGTTGCTATCAAGGAATTTTTTCAGCCAGTGGTCAGGATATTGCGGATTGAACGTCCCATCAAAACAGGAGTATTCCTTATCAAGACGGCTTTTTAGCAGCGCGAAGACTTCTTCCGACCAGTCCGCGACCTCGTCGCCGTAGCAATATTTAATCGACGCGCCGCGGATCTTTGAAACCTGAGAAACCTTTTCCGCACCGAGGCAATAGCACTTTTCCCCGAAAATCCACGCTGTGTTGTCGCTGGAGATTGTTCCGACAAGCATATCGCCATACAGGTTCCGCATCGGCTCCAGCACATTTCGCTCAATCGTGGATTTTGTTACGCCGAGAATGACGGCCAGACCATCTTTTCCGATTCGCTCACGAATCCGGATCGGTATGATCCATCGAAAATCGAGGTAAGTCTTCCCGCTGCGTGTTGCACCGCCCTTGAAGCCCCATCTGTGCCCGGCGCTTTTCAGCACATATTCACGTTGCTTCGGACTTAACAGCATCTTGGAACTCCTTCAGCATCGAATCAAGCTTCTCCATTGTCGTTCTGTTGCGATCGGAAGCGGCCGCGTAGCGCTTCATAAGGCTGTCACCGGCTTTCAGCCGATCGGACAGCGATGCGTCCATGCCGAACTGATCTTTGATCTCCCCGCGCATGACCGCAGTGTAAAATTTCAGAATTTCGTTGGAATCTGCGACAAGCGCAGCCTCTTGTTCGTCCAGCCTGCGCTTTATATACGCAGAAATAGCTGGTTTTGACAGGTTTTCTGCCGCAATCACTCTGCATGATGTTTCTTTGTACCCGGCCTTTTTCGCTGCTTCTGTCGCGTTCCCGGATTTCAGATATTCTTCGCAGAATCGTTTCTGCTTCGGCGTAAGTTTTTCATCCGCCATCGCTGTAAAGGCTTGCCAGCAGCTTCACCACATCCGCGATCTGGTAAGTTTCCAGCAAAGTGACATTCTTCGGTTTTTCATCAGGTCGATATTCGTAAACCATGTATTTCGTCACCATCCTGTCATTTTTCGCGGAATAGGTCTGCATTTGATTGATTTTTATTTTGATTCCGTTGTACAAGAGCGCTGTTTGCAGCTTGTGTGCAAGGGCGCGCAAACTCGCCATAGCCGCTCCTTTCTGCCTCATTCTTTCGTTCTCGTGTCTCCGTGTGTGAATAAATATATTTATTCACACCGGAGAACACGAGAACAGGAGGAGGAGGTTTCCGCAGAACGCTGCGGTGCCGATGAAGAAGGGCGTAGAGTTGATCTCTACGCCCTTATAGTAAATGTTAAATTTGGCTCTGGGACGCAGACTTTTTCACAAAAGCCCTCTTTTTTGCCCCACAAGGCGAATAAATTGCCTGTGCCACTCCTGCGCGGTGCGTTCGGACACATAAACCGCCATCGCAGCGCCCTGCAGGGTATGCGTCCGCTTCCAAAGAACCAAATCTATGAGCCGGAGTCGCTCCGCGCCGTCAACGAGCTGTTCCGTCTCTGCGATTGCATCCGCAACGGCAGCGCGCTCGGCCTTCGTCATCAGCCCGCCGCCCTTATAGCTGCGGATCATCCATTTTGCATAGGCCCACCAGCCGTATCGCGGCGTGCTCATCAGTAATGTTGCCTCCCCTCCCGCTTTGCGCGGTTCGCATCGTGCAGCGTCCGCATACAGCCCCTTGTCGTTGCATATCTCGCCGCGTCCTTTGATTGCTCCTGCTTGTATCTGTCCGCCTCCCGGCGGAATGCTATGTATCGGGTGCAGTCCGTGTGACAGCCGGTGTGCCTGTCCGCACAGCCTTTGCACGGAGCCTGCACCGGTGTAAGCCCTAGATTTCCCTGCATTCGTCCACCCTCACACATACGCGTTTGCCGCCCACCTCGACGACGTAGCCCGTCCGGTTTGTCCTGTATTTGTATTTCTCGGCAGGATACACCCGTCCGCAGACAGGCCGCATTTCCGGGTATACCGGGATCGAGCACGTGATCAGGATCTGCACGCGCTCCGCCCGGCCCGTCACAGCTTCCCCATGTGCCGCCCAGGCGCACGCCTCGCTGCAAAAATTGTATTTTGCCTTGTACTTGGACGGTGCGCGCATAAACGTCTTCCCGCAGGCATCGCACGTCAGCTGCATCGGCGGTCTTGGCGGCTTTCGCTGCATCTTGCTCATAGCTTTACCCCCTTGACGTATTTATCAAAATACGTCACGGCGACGGCCATCGCCGCCCACATATCTTTTGCAAACTTCGTGCCGTTCACATAGAAGAATCCGGGATCTTTTTTCGTGCCGACAACGCCGTATCGATCTATCAGGGCCTGCCGAATGTTCTTATCCTTCGCGCTCAGGCAGCCGCACAGATCCAGCTTTTCTTCCCGGCGGTAGATCCTCTTCGGCTCATATCCGCCCGACCTCAACGCGATTTCCCAGAATCGCCCGATCCAGACGCAGGTGTCGAACACCTCTTGTCCGACCGTCATGCCCATGCCCGCAATCATCTCGATTGCAACGTCTATGCAGTTCGCATAAAGCTTCCGATCCAGCATATCAGTCACTGCCGGGTTCTCGATCTTCCCGGCCTCCAGCACGCGGCGAATTTCTTCGCCGTCGTGCTCAACCACCACATAGCCAGATTCGATATTGCCGGGATCAATCGCCAGAATTGTGCCCATCGGGCCACCTCCTTTGTTCAAAGTCTTTGCATTCCTCTCCGGAAAAGAACCTCCGTTCCAGTTCTTCCTCGGAGAACCGTTCGGCCTTGTGCTTCAAGCACCGATACGGATAAACGTAGTTCTTTCTGTATTCCAGATTTTTGCAAGTCAAGCAGCAATCCTGCATCAGCTTTCCTCCTTTCGCGCTTCCACGAGCAAACCGCAGCCCGCTCATTCGGCTGCACCGTCCATCTTTGCGCCGCAATGACAATACGGCTGTCGTCTGCTCTCTACTCTGCCGCAACGTGAGCATCTGTAGTACCGTTCCGGCATGATGTGGTCACCGTCCAAGAATGAGATCCACCACCCATGCACCACCTCCGCAACGTCGGCGGCGGGCTGACGCAGCAGGAGCGTTTTCACCCGCTGCGGTGTCCAGCGCGGATTTTCCGCGTTGCAGGCTTCAAAGTCTTTCAGCGCCTCGGTTCTTCTGATATATTCGTCAGGCATCCTTGTCGCCTCCAAATCGCTCGTCATACTCTTCCGGCGTGATGAACTGAATATCGTCGCCGGTATAGCCGAGACTATCGAGGCACATCAGCTCAACCAACGTATCTTTATTGATACACTTGCACAGATCTTCATACGGGATCGTGTTTTTTGACTCGAAGCTCATCTGCGCTCCGAACTCTCCTCGGACGGTAAAGCACACACGGTTTTCATCCATCCTTCTTGCCCTCCATTTCCTGCAGCGCCCGCTCGGCTTCGGCGCGCGTCAAAAATATGCTCTTCCCGATTGCATTTTTATCGAAAGCCGGGCCGCCTGCCGTCTCGTAGATGACCTCGCGCACCGTGTGCTCATACACCCTCACCCCGTCAGTCTCGTACACCTTGCACGGCAGCACCACCACGCGCCCGTCCTTGTCGGCCTCGGCAAGCTCGCGGAGGCGGCTAGGCTCCACGTCCAGCGCCTGCTCTGCCAGATTTATCATCGTGTCCTCCGTAAATGGAGCCTTGATTTCCTCCTGGGTCAGCCCCGTAGCTTCCGTAAGAAGCCAGCATTCAGTCCAAAACGTCGTAACCGGAACAAGTTCTTCATACCATTGCTGGAAATCATTCCAATCGTTAAGAATGTTCCGAAAAAATTGTGCTGTTTCTTTTACCGTTCCCCACCCGTTCGGTTCTTCGTATTCTTTGAACGAATCTGGGTTCTGCTCCAACGTTCTCAAGCCAGCCTCGATTTTTGGAATTACATCCACGCAAAGCCCATTGTTCTGGCAGTTCTTCCATTCCAGACCAGTTGATTTCTCAATAATCTTCCGAACGTTCCAAGTTATATTTGCGTCGCACGCACCAACGGGGACGTAGGCATCAACTCCGTCGACTTTTACCTTGAACGAAATATCGTAGCTCATGTGTCTTCCTCCACATACCGCCAGCTCTGCGGCTGGCGGGTAATTGGCCTGGGTTTTGCCTTGAGCGCTACCTCTACCTCATTTGGCACAGCGTAAAATTCCCGCAGTTCGCGCGGGTGATCGTAAATCACGAGATAAGAAATGTGCCAGCCGTACAATCCATTTGCGCCGTTTGCGTATTTTCGCATTTCTGCAGCAGACAAACACGTGTGTAGAACATCATCCTCATCCAGCCAAAACCTGCTGTTTGAAAAAAGGTTCGTTACTCTGTTGCAGATAAATTCTCCGATAACCTTCCCGTTTCCAAGTGGGCAGTTCAGCATTTTCATTGAACCAGTCTCCAGATAATCACGCATAAGCCGATCCTGAGAAATCGGGATGTTTAGATCTGGTCCGCTTTCCGTGCAGTAGATATAGCACTTAAACGGCGGGTTCATCTTCGGGCGCGTCTTGCGCACCTCGATCGTTTTCTCTCCGCTTATGATCTTCTCGCACCACCTTGGTCTGATGCTGATTAAAACAGCTATCATGCCTTGTCTCCTTTCTCCGGTGCTCCCGGCAGCGGCATCCAGCGGGTGACCTCCACGTCTTGCCCCCATGTATCAAACCATTCGCCGTATGCGTAATTTGCAATGAGTGCTTCCCCGTCAGCATTTAGCGCAAGCTGCGGCATATCATACTCTGGCGTTTTTTCTGTCACGGAAATCCACCGCTTCTTCTCCCGCAGCGCCGCGTTCTCGGCGGTCAGACGCTCGATGAGGTCGGCTGCGGCCGTATTTACCTCGTCAAAACAGTCTTCGTTCCCTACTGCGGGGCAGTTTTCGCACGAGACTCCAAATTTGCAGTACCGCAGCGCCTGCACGACTTCTTTATTCGTCACGTTTTTCCCTCCAATATTCGTTGAACTTTTTTCCAGTGATAATCGGGCGGCACCATTCGCGCTGGAACCGTCGCCATTCCGGATCATACTTTCCGTCCTCTCCGCGAAACAGCATGGCATACGGCACGAATCCGGCCTGCATGGTCTGGGTCAGACGCTTTTCTGCGTCCGCAAAGCTATCTCCGTCGTAGCCGCACAGCACATAGCAGCACATGGCGTGTCGTGCCGGGCGAAAACCGGCTTCCCGCAGTTTCCTGCCCATTTCGATGAGCGGTTCCAGATCGTCCTTTGTGTCATAGGCTGTATAAAGCCGTGCTGGGTTTCCCTCGTGCAGCAAATCCGCCTGCCACTGCTGGAGCAGCGCCGGTTCTAATCCCCCAGTAAAAACAGATCTTTGTTTTTGCCTCTTGAGCATTTCACAGACCGCCCGAAAATGTGCTTCTGACGTTCCCAGAATGTTGTCATCAAGGATGTTCCATCCGTCCACGATTGGCAGCTCTTTGATTTCTCCGTGTGCGCAGCGCGGCACGGAGCAGAACCAGCAATCCTTTGTGCAGCCGCGTGATGTAAAAATCATCCCCTCGCGCAGATACAGCCCAGGCGTAAAGTCTCCCATGCGATCATCAAATGCCGGGCCGCCGACCTCCACCGGAACTCCGAGGATCTGCCATGCGTAGTACAGATCTTCGGCCTTTTCGAGATCCCATGTAAACGTTACGGAGATATGTACTTCTGTTACGCCCGCCTTGATGCAGTCGGCGATATTTTCGATTGTCGGCTGGCCGAAGAATGCGAGCGCATCTGTCGGGGAAGCGTTCGTTTTTCTTGGAAAGACGCGAGCAATCATCGTTTTCCTCCAAGCAAAAGCTGATTCTGCCGATTGTACAAGCGCAGGCTCATCTCCGAGGCCATCCGCAGCCGCTCAATCGCGGTTTGCTCTAAGTCCATTGCCGTCCTCCCTCCCCGGCGTAAGCTTGGCCAGCATAATCTGCCGGTCTGCCTCGATGTTCGTCAGATCGTGGCAGCAATCGCAAACAAATCTCATGCCTTATCCTCCTTGTTTTCCGCAAGCATTCGCTCGACCGCCTCCAGCTGGAACGCATCAAGTTCGTCCCCGTGGCGCTGCACGCCTTGTTGCAATCGGGCAGCGCCCTTTGACACCGGCCCCATCACCCTGTCCACAGCTGCACGTTCCAACAGATTCAGCTCGTCATGGTGCCCCTGCACGCCGTAGCCGAGCTTTGCAGCGCGGCTGTACTGTGCAGGCTGTGTTCCGCCTTTGTCCTGTTCTTTTGCCAGCCAGCGGACGATAAATGCGTTAATCCCGCGTTTTGTCTTCCGCTTGGCCGGATTTGCGTCCAACCAGCCCCTCATGTTCCGCAGCTGCTGTATCACGTCGACAGCAGGGTACAAGCCCGCCCATTCCTGGCATTGCTCCACGGAAACGGAATATTCCGTTCCATCATTCAGCGGCAGAGAGATTGCTGGCGGCGTGGATGCCGCTTGCGGCTCCGCGCTATCTTCCGCATCTCGAATAGCGAATTCGATTCTCGATTCTCGATTCTCGAATACGGGAACATCTGCACGCATTTGCTTGCAAATGATTTCATCCGCTTGTTTCCCTTCATCAGGTGACGGGAATTTGCTTACCTTCGCACGCTGCGTCTGATACTTGCCCCATGTTGGTAGGTAAAGGAAGCGCTTGCCCTCAAACACATACAGAGCAACCAATCCAGCACTCGCCAGCCCATGAAGAGCATTTTCTACAGTTTTGAGCGTGAGGTTTTCTTTCAGCGGGAAGAGGCGGTTTTTCACGACCGCCGCTCTCCCGTCAAAGCGTCCGAAATCATCACAGTTTACAATGAGCCGATAAAACAGAACTTCTTCAAACCACGAGAGTTTGTCGACGCTATCGCTTGTGCAGATGCTTTCCCGAATAATTCTGTTCGGCATATTTCAGCCCTCAGAACGGCAGGTCGTCGTCGCTTTCGTCAAGCTGTTTGAACTCCTCTGCGCTGGCCGGTGCAGGCGTTACAAAAGATTCGGCCTTGCTGGGCTTGAGATACCGGATACAGTCGCGCGTCACACCGTCATTGCCCTCAAACGGCTCCATGTGCAAAATGCAGTTGCGGCCTATCAGATCGTCAAGTTCAAAATCTGTGCCCGGCTCAATGCCAAGCGCATTTGCATATTTCCCGATCTTGTCTGCGTCATATTCGCCGGTATCACGGTCGGGCCAGAAGTTCTTGAAGATGTGCTTCTTCTGGTATTCCTGCTCGACGTCCTCACGGACAACGAAATCGAACTTGATGCATTCGTTTCCGTTCTTCGTTACGCTGTAGCCGCACGATTTCAAATAGCACTCATAGTCGCCAGCCTTCATCAGGCCGCCATTATTCTTTACTGCCTTAAATCCCATCTACTTTGTCCATCCTTTCAGTGTTCATTTCCCAATGTGTAAAATAATCGTTGATATAACCGTTTGCCAAAAGCCAATTGATAAAGCATGAAATCGTATCTTCGATAGGCGCGAAATCGCCGCGCCGGTACGTCTCCGCGTAAGTGTTCGCGCCGTCGAAGATCAGGTATGTAAATTTTGACGCGCCGGGCAGCAGATGCAGATACATCGGATGCTGCGGGCTGTGCAGATACTTGCCGTATTCGTACCGCTGCACGCGCTTGATATCGTAGATGATTCCGGCCTTTACGTAGTCGCAGACGCCGTATAACTGGAAATCCAAGCCCGATACGTGTAGCTTCCCGGCGACCGGCACTTGCGGCTGACCGCCCGCACAAATGCGGGAAAACTTTGCTACAGCCCGGTCGTATTTCTCACTGACAGGCTCAATTGGTACGCCAGCAACCGTGCTGTTAATCGCCGCTTCGAAATCAATGCCCGCCTGCATAGCTGGTGTCGTCTCCCTCTCTTCACGCCGAAGCGTGGAGAGGAAGGAGGACAGCGCCGCGTCTGCATACGCATCATCCGCATCAAGAAAGTGCTTCCAGCTGCTCAGCAGGCTTTGTGTCAGCCAGTACATAGGCGTTTTTCTCCTTATCGTATTTCAGGCCGAGTTCCTTGCACTTGCGCTTGAACTCTGCGCCAAGCTCTGCGGCGCTGGTCAGCGAGTGTTGGAGCTTTGCCAGCTCTTTGCGGGCTCTCAGCGCCGTTTTTGGGTCGCCGACAAGGGCAATAAACGCGCGGCCTTCCTGCATCGCCACGTCATATGCGGTTTTCTCACCGCTGTAGATTGCGGCCTGCGCATTGATATCCTCCTGCGCCTTACGGAACAGATCTGTTAGGAACGTGGACTTCTGGCCGGGCTTGAGTTCCGGCAGTTGCATCACGCCGCGCACACCGAAGCAGCCTTTTGCAAAGTATTCGTCTGTCGGTGTAAAGCCGATCATGCGCTTGTTGCCCATCATGAACATATAGCCACCAAAATCGGCAGGCGTCCAAACAATATCCTTCGCGCTGCCCTCGCAGGAAAGGCGCGTCTGGATGGTGTCTCCCTTCTGCTGTTCCGTCGTGTGGAACACCACGATCAAATGCTTCCGGTCTTTTGCGCGGATCTGGTAACACAGCCGGTCGAACTCGGATTTGATCACGCCATACATTGCACGGCCATCCTTTGCAGCTTTGCTGTCCTGCTTCTTTGCCCAGTCCTTCATCAGCTGTACCAGCATACCGCCGGTGTCGATCACGACGGACTCAGCCGCCTTGTATTCTTCGGAGTCCATATCGCCAAGCATTTCTTCGTAGGATTCCACAACAGAGGTCACGCCGCGCTGCTCCGGCCTGACGCGGGCAATGCCGTTGTCCGTGTCGAACAGAAACGGCTTCGGTGCGGAAAGCGCCAGCGTTGTCTTGCCAAGGCCGGGCTGTCCGGAAATGATGCACATGAATTTCTTGTTGCTGAAATCGAGTTCAGCGGGTTTCTTGATTGCCATTTTATCCTTCCTCCTGTTTCATCTTTCCCACCAGCCACAGCGGCGGGAACAAATAACGATCTTCGTCCTCCGGCTCGTCCGGCTCGTACTCCGGCTCGTACTCCGGCTCTGGAATGCTCAAGTACAGGTTTTCGCCGTCATACGCCATTCCGGCTCACCTCCTGGCGGATCAGCGCTTCACAGAAGCTCTGCACCGTGGAATAGCCCAGCTTTTTCAGAAGCCTGTCCAACTTCTTAGCCTGCTCGTCCGTCAGCCGGAAATAATACCGGTTCACCTTCCGGCGCTTATCGCTGCGGTTCTTCGGCGCGTCCAGCGCCTTGATCGCCGCAGCTGCCTCCGGAACAAGCTGCACGCCGTATTTCTCCGGCGCTTCGCACTGAGAAAGCAGGCATTTGTTGAACTTCGGGTAGTCGGCCCGATGTACCGCGTCGACGCAGGCTTTCGCACCATGCCGGACGCGGGAATCCGTTAAACTTGACATATGTTCCTTTCTGCCCTATAATGAGGGCGACAATCGTTTTCCTTTCGGCCTCTGTCGCGTTGCCGCGCGGCAGGGGTCATTTCTTTATGCCAGACCATACAGCAGCGCTACGAGCGCGACGAAGCCAGTCACGACGCATTCATACGTCATTTCGGCCGTCCCGGCCATTGCGGCCAAGATCATCGCTGCGCCGCTGACCCAAAGGCACAGGCCCTTGACGATCCGCCGCGCCGCCTTGCGGGCCTCCAATTCTTCACGCAGCCGCTCCCGGCGCTCCTCGGTCGTTTCCTCCGGCTCATACCCGAGCCGTTCTGCAAGATTGGTTCTCATTCTGCGTCCTCCTTCGTATCCGGCAGCCGTTCTGCCGATTCTACCAGTGCCATAAGCCGTTTATAGTTCTCCATCCTTTCCCGGCGGCGTTTTGCGAGGTTTGCAGCCCGCTCCGCTATTTCCGCGGGCTGGTGTGCGGCCATTGCCTCAAACTCATTGGCCTCATTGTGGGTCGCGATCACAAGTAGCTCCAGCGTGTGCTTCAGCTCAAACCAATCGTCTCCGCTGAGAATCAGTTTCCGCATTCCGCTTATCCTCCTTCGTCTCCTGCATCCGCCTGACGAGACGCGCCAGACGGGCGTTTTGTGTCACGAGCTTCTGCGCGTCCAGATCCAGTCCCTTTCGCTTGAGTCCGTTAATGATCTGCGCTGCCTGGCACTCGCAGACCAGCACCGCCTCGATCAGATCATGCAGCTCCTGCGCATCCAGCGTCAGGGTGTAGGTCTTCACTTCCGCCATGCTGCATCCTCCTTCTGTTCCTGTTCCCGGCAGTTCTAACTTTCATTTGTTCCTCCTCATGCTCCGAGAAACCGCAAAAACGGCTCTCTCGGGATCTTTACTCTGTGCTTGCTTGTGCAGCAGACCGGGAAGCCCAGCTTTTCAGGCTGTTCCCTCGCCATCAAGCGAAGCCATTGCGGGGTACAGCCAAGCACCTGCGCCGCCTCGCTTGCGAGGATTGTGGGCTTTGACATTGCCCGGATATCATTGATGGTCAATGGCACTTCGCGCCCCTCCTTTTCCCCGGCTTCTGCAGCAGCGAATCGACCGATACGCCGAAATAGTCGGCAATCGCTTTTACAGTGTCGATGCGCGGGGCAGCGTCCTTGCCTGCCCACTTTCCGATTGTGCCGTTGGCAATGCCGCACGCCTTTTCTACGGTCGCAATGTTCGTCTTGTGCTTCTCGCAGAGGCTCTTGACATTCTCATAAATCAAAAAAATCCCTCCAATCCGTACGAATACTACTTGACAGAGATTAGAAGATAGTCTAATATAAGCGTGTCAAGGCAATTAAATATCTTCTGAAAGTCCGTCTTGGTGAGGGGCTAGGTTTTTTGTACCCTTCACACGTCTAAGTATAATAGACTTAAGTCGCATTGTCAAGAAGAAAAACTGATTTTTGTCTAATTATTTTTATGGATTTGCATTTACGTCTAAAAGAACTATGTAAGAGCAGAGGAACAAGCATTGCCGCCCTTGAAAGTCGGCTCGGAATGGGGAACGGCACAATCGGAAAGTGGTGGAAAAATGGCCGCGTTCCGAACTATGCAAACCTGTCAGTTGTAGCCAATGCTCTCGAAACAACTATCGCCTACTTGACCGGCGAAACCGACGACCCGTCTGCGGGCATAAAAAAAGACCCCATCCCGAAGGATGGGGCCGAAGATAGCGAAACCGCAGAACTCCGTGAAATTTGGAGTTCTGCGGATGAAAATGAGCGACGTGATTTGCTCGAAATGGCGCGTATGCTAAAGAACCGGAGAAAGCAGAATGGATGATGCAAGCAACCTTCCGTTTTCGGAAATCGAGTTGAGCAAAGATGAAAGAAAAATGCTTAAAGCGTTGGCAGATAGCAGAATATTTGCGACGGATGATATTTTCCAGACCGCAAATAGGCTGAAACATTTTGGACTTGCAAATCTGCACCCAATCCCCAGCAAAGATGGTGTCCCTGTGTTATCGTTTGGCGCGTCCTGCGCAATTGAAATAGAAGAACGCGGGAAGGACTACTTGGCGTATATTGATCAGCGGAAGAAGTCCACAAAGGCTAGTCGAATCCACGACCTAGTGATTGCAGTAATCTCATTCCTGCTCGGGATACTTACGTCTGAACATTTCTGGAATTTCCTGAACAAATGTCTGTCAGGATCCGAGGGCTAAAGTCGCTGCAAACTGCTTTAAGCTTTTTTTCGCAGACAAGCACGATGTCGCCGCCTGGGCTGGCCGCGCCAATCGCGTGTTCGCACATCCGGCACGCTTCTCCGCACTCATCTTTTGTAGAAATTTCAGTCCTGATTCTGCACAACTGCAGCATAATATTATCGTACTTTTCCTTGCTCAGAAACATTGTTTCGCTCCTTCCACATTCTAATTAGTTCTCGTTTTTCCTCTGATGTAAGTTCCATTAAATACTGAAAGCCAATATCAGCGGGCGCAATTTCTTCACCCTTATTATAGCACAGATCACCCTGAACACAAGTCATTTTTGCGTCCTCCTTCTCTAAACTCCCAAAGGTCTGCATCTCTTTTTGTGCAGTTTTGACCTTGAGCCTGTAAAACTCTGGTGATAAAATTATAGTACATTACAAAACCGGAGGTTTGTTATATGCCAAAGGATACATATTTTGTCAGATGCCCGCGCTGCGGGGAGAATTTTGACGAGAAGTTGAAGTATTGTCCGCACTGTGACACGCCGAACCGGAAGATGATCTGCCGCTCCTGCGGCGCACAGATCAACGCCAGCGAGCGCGTTTGCAAGGTATGCGGCGCAAAAAACAGGAGAAAAACCGGCTCTTCGAGGAATTTTATTCTGATCGGAGCCACCGTATTGGCCGCTCTCGGCATCTTGCTCTTTCCGAAGCAGCCTAAGCAGGCGGATCAGCCGCCCGCACAGGCACAGGAGGCGGTTTCCCAGACGCCGGAAACGCCCGAACAGTCCATCGCGCAGGATGCACCTGAACAATCTTCGCAATCCTTCAACGTGGAAAAGCACTCCGGGACGTTGTTCGGCGGCGGGACAGTCGAAATCACAATTCCGTCTGACTACGTAGGCGAAGCCGCCACACAGGATGAGCTTGACGCAGCAGTCGAGCGGACAGACGGCTTCAAGTCCGCCACGTTGAATGCGGACGGCTCCGTGACGTACGTTATGACGGAAGCCTGCCACAAAAAGCTGATGCAGGATATGGCGGAGCAGATCGACAGCAGCCTCGCTGATATGGTAGGCTCTGAGGACTACCCGAACGTCACCGCGATTGACGCCGCAGACGACTATACAAAATTCACCGTCACGCTGTCTTCCGACACTGTAAGCTTCCAGGAATCTATCATGGCTCTTGCATTTTATATGAGCGGCGGCCTGTACCACTATTTCAGCACGGGTGAGCCGGTTGATAATATCAATGTCCGCTTTATAGATCAGTCCGGAAATCTCTTGCAGGAAGCAAATTCAAAGGATGGCAATCCCGACGCGCTCTCTTCTGACGTCAATTCCGACGTCAGCGAGGCAGACCCCCCTGTTGAAACTACTTCTCCAGATCCTTCTCAGGGTAAGTCCGCTGGAAAATTCGTTGCAAGCAAGGATAGCGACAAATTCCACAAACCGAGTTGCCGATGGGCCAAAAAGATACTGAGTGAAAACGAAATCTGGTTCGATTCCTCTGACGACGCCATAGCCGCCGGATACGGCGCTTGCGGCACTTGCAATCCAAGATGATTCAGATCAATGCAACACGCGCGGCCCCCGGCGTTCTTCCTGCTCCCGGCCTACGTCCGCGACGCAGGCAAACAGGAGCGGAATGCCCTTGATGTAGTCCACGCTGACGCTGTGCACGTCTGTCAGCTTCGCGCCGTCGACCGTCACGTCGACCCGCCCATTGTTTACCCGGATGTTGATGCACTCCATATTTTTTCCTCCTGTCATTTATTATAGAACGATTGTTCTAAAAATCAACATGGTATTATAAACAAACAGACCGCGTTATTTTTGGGAATCAGGAATCCGATGGTGTACAGTTTATGGGACTGATGATTTGATATAATATTTGGTTTGACCGGCCCCATCGTATCTGGAACATACGGTGGGGCCATTTCAGCAGATGCCGGATTCAAAAACTATCTGCTACGTTTTCATTGCACCAGATAATGTTTGTAAAAAAAGCCCGAGTTTTGCGTTTTCTTCTCATAGTTTGCGTTTTCACACGGAAAATGCAGGAAATAACAACACAATCTGCGATTGGAGGCGCACCAATGTCCGCAATACAGGAACTCGCACCGTTTATCGGCGCGTATCATGGGAAAATCAGAAAGGCGAAAGATCACAGCGGAATGACGCTGGAGGAGCTGTCGGAAAAGTCTGGGGTTTCCTTCTCCACCGTGAGCCGATTATATGCTGGAACACAAGCGGATCCACGGCTTTATAACTCGGCCGCAATATGTAAAGTGCTTGGTCTGTCGCTCGACGAGCTGTTTGGCCTTGAAAATCCCGTCGGAAGCCCGGAAAAGCTGACCAAGCAAATCCATCATATCGAGCTTGAAAACGCCAAGCTGGAGGCAACAGCGGCCGCGCAAAGTGCACAGATAAAGTCTACACATACAATGTGCTACATCCTCGCCCTGTTTTGTATGCTGCTCTCCTTTTCTCTGATTGCCTGCCTTGTGACGGATGCGCAGAGTCGGAACGCAGGCCTCATTCGCGATGGAGATTTGTCCGTAGCTGCATGGGTTTGCATTGCCCTGATCGTAGGTTCAGCGCTGGCTTCGGCAATTACTTTCTATGCAATCCGGAAAGAACGTGGAGGGAAACATGGAGTGCATCAAGTGTAAAAAAGAAATCCCAGACGGCGCGCCCTACTGTTGCTGGTGCGGAAAAAAACAGGAAGCGCGGCGAAACCGGACACGCGGGAACGGGCAGGGAAGCGCTTACCAGCGAGGGAAGACGTGGACGGCACGTTGGACAGAAAGAACTTACCTAGACGAGAACGACAAGCTGCGGCAAAAGATGCGAACAAAAGGCGGGTTTACATCAAAGCGCGCCGCCCTCCAATATGCTGCAAACCCTCCGAAGGAAGAGCAGCGAAGCCCCACTCTCAGAGAATACTACAAAACATATCTGCGTGGGGATTATCTATCCTTATCGGCTGATCGTCAGGGCGCGGCGGAAAAGGCATTCGAGCGCATGAAAGAAATCGCCGACCGTGAGATCGACGCGCTTACCATCGCGCAGATACAGGATGTTATCGACCGCAACGCCAGCACCTATTACACGCGGAAGGACATGAAAACAGTCCTTTCCCATTGCTACAATCTCGCGATTGCTGAAAAGCAAACAACCGTGAATCTTGCAAAGTACATAAAGCTTCCGGAATTGGAAGAGAAGTCGCCGGAACCGTTTACCGACGCCGACGTAAAAAAGCTATGGGAAGCGTATGCAAAAGACCACTTCATTGGGTTTATTTTAACGATGATTTATACCGGCATGATGCCCGGTGAGCTTCTGAAACTCAAGAAAGATATGATTGACTTTGAAAAGAATGAGATCGTCCGAGGCGGCATAAAGACAAAGAAGCGGAAGGAAACGCCTATGGTCTTCCCGGATTTCGTTGCGCCGGTGCTGCATGAACTATGCGAAGAAAGCAAATCGCGCGTCGGAAATATCTGCTGCATAAACAAAGATAATTTTTACAAGAGATATTATGAGTGTTTGGAGCTCGCCGGAGTGCAAAAGCTACCACCTTACTCATGCCGCCATACAACCGCTACAGCCCTCGCGATGAAAAACATCGACCCGTTTACGATCAAGGAAATCATGCGCCACACGAAGATAACGACTACCCAACGGTACGTACACCCGGACATGAAAGGCATGGTCGATGCCGTAAATCAGTTGCAAAACGACTCGCCAGAGTGAATTCTGTATGCTACAAAATATGTTGCAAATGCCAATTTCCCCAGTGTTTTCAATGGTTTTTTCTCCCCTGCTAAGGGAGTAGGCGTCTAAAAAGCGCGCGAGAGTTCAAATCTCTCCTTCCGCGCCAAAGTACCGATTTTAGCTGTTTTAAAGCTAAAATCGGTACTTTTTTATGATTTTCACCCTATTTTCTGCGTATTTTCAAAAAGCAAAAAATAACGTTATGACACGCTCTGTAACATAAAATTATTTCCCGTATGCTACATTGTATGCTACAAATTCAGCGCAATGCGAGGGGACTCCCCTATTTTTGCTACATGGACTTTATTTTCCGAAGCATAGAATCATAGACTTTTCGGTTCACAAGCGATAGTGTGTCCATAAGTTCATCAACAACCGCCCAAGCCCTTGCCGGATCTTTCCCGGCTACCGCAAGTAAAAACTCACTGTCCCCGTACTCGCCCACGGTAGCCGGTTCTGCGGTCACAGGGGCGGGAGCGCCGGAGTAGCAACCCACATACCTACCGCCGTCGCCCCGTTCCTCCTCCTGCATCTTGTCGCGTATCACATAAAGATCTGCCAGTTTGGCATAATTGGGATAGCTGGATTCCTCATATTCCAGCCGCGCTATCTCCTTGCGGATCTCGGCTTTATCCAGCATATCGCGCCTCCTTATGCCCGCTCGATCTGCTCCATGCAGCGGCGGATCGCTTCGCGGGTCTTATCGTCGTCCGCATCGCGCATCATATCGTCCAGCTGCGCGCGCATATGATCGCGGGCATCAGCGCGGGTATAGCGGCCCATTGCGTCACGGCGGCGGCCACGGTAAGAGCTGCCCCGGCCGTAAGTACCGCGCATATCCGCCTCCCACTCGCCATCGCGGGAATAGCCGCCGTCTTCAGCCATCTCGATCTTGTAGGTATTCTTGATGGAACTCGTCAGCTTCTGGATCGCGTCCAGATCGCCCGCAGACATTTCACGCTTGTCGGCGATTTCATCAAGCTCTTTGCAGAGCATTTCACGCAGGTTTCTCAAATCGTACATATTGCATCCTCCTCTCACGATACGCGCTCGACGATCATATTGCTATTTGCGAAACTGATCGCCTGCGCGCTGGTGTTCTTCGCCGCTACAGTCAGGCAGCAGCCGCGCGGGACTTCCACGAATGTGGAAACGAAGATGTTGAAATAGTTCTCAACAGCCGCGGGGGTTACGGCCGCTGTGGCGCTGCTCAGAGGTTCGCCGTTGATTGCGAGCGCAGCGGTAATGGCGCCTACTGTTCCGCCTGTAGGGATAGCGATATTCGCGCCAAAGGATACGCGGAACTTCGCCTTGCATTGCTGCGTAAGCCCGCGCAGCGTAACGAGCCCGCTTCCTTCTCGATGTACGATGCACGGCTTTCCGCAAGCTGCCGTGGAGATCAGAGGGACGTTCTGCCCAGCGGCGACAGTTTGAATCCCGGATGATGTAAATTCAGCCATAAAATCATTCCTTTCAAAAAAAAAATACAGCGGCGGGACGATTGCCCCGCCGCGTTGCTATCGAGTATCGGCAATGGGGGCCGACCATTTTCGTGAGGCCACGAAAAAGCTCTACGATGTGGAGTTGTTACGCGCAGTTGCCGCAGCCGTAGTTGTAGCCGCTGTTGCAGCAGTACGGATTCGCGACAACATAGGCCGGGCTGGGACTCGGGCGAAGCGTGGAAACAAGGTAATTGTTCTGTGCCGCCTGCGATGCTGCCAGCTGGTAGCCGAAAAGCTGCTGGTTCTGCTCTGCGATCTTCGCGTCCTTCGCCGCAAGCTCCTGCGCCGTCAGACGCTGGTCGATGCTGCGGAAGCCGCAGTTCATGGCGTCGATGATGTCGCGGGTGGTGTTCTGCACGGTGTTGCGGGTGTCGCACGCCTGCGTCGCCATGTCATAGCGCACCTGGGCGATTGCAGCGCGGTTTTCGCAGCAGCACTCCTGTGCCTGCATCGCCATGTTGTTCAGCTGCTGCATAAGCGCGGCCTGCTGGTTGCAGCGGGAAAGCTCGGCCTGAGCAAAGCCGTTTGCCATCGCCATGTTGGTGCCGTTGACAAGCTGCGCCTGCTGGTAAAATCCGTCGCAAAGTCCCTGATTTACACTGTCGATTTTGCGCTCGATGTTGGAGAAGTCAGAGGCCAGCACATAGCCGTCTACAACGCCGCCGGAATTTCTGCCGTTGTTGCCGAAGCCGTTTCCATTGCCGCCCCAGCCGCAGAAAATGGCAAGGAACAGGATGATGAACCACCAGCCATTATCGCCGCCGAAGCCGCCCCAGCCGCCGCCTGTCATGCCGGTAGGCGCGACGGGCATTGTCATGGTCGGGGCGCCGTCATTCAAACTCATATTTTTCATTCCTTTCGTAGATTCAAAAGATTTATCTCAATCGTGGCCACGATTTTGATCGTTCAACTGTTCGGAATTCCCGAACTATTGCAGCAGCTGCCGGAATTGCCCCGCCACCTGCTGCAGCTGATTCAACTGCTGCTGCGAGATTTTCCCGCTTCGTACCAGCTTTTCGACCTCTGCTTTTGGATCCCCCTGAAAGCTGTTCTGGAATTGCCGGAACTGCTGTATCATGTTTTGGAACTGCCCCATCGGGCCGGGCAGCTGTCCGCCGCCGAGGGCGTTAAACAGTGGGTTCATTGTCCGCCTCCTTCATCTTTCGCGGCCTGACGCTTGGGGCGGACAGTTTCGCCACAAGCTCGTCGAACTCCTTGCGCGTCACGTATTCCTCCATCATGCCTTTTCGCGCCGCTGTGGGCGTTATAACGGCCTGTGCACGCTCTACGAGATCGTAGGTTGTCATGGCCGGTTTCCCGCTCGCGTCAGCCTTTTTCACGTACACGACAGGCGCATTCATATCCCAGAGCGTAACGGCGTTGTTAGGCGCGACAATAAAGTCGTTCGCCGCCTGCTCGTTCGGAACCCAGATGATCGACTGATTCTGCGGCTGCTGGGGCTGCGGTTGGTAAGCCGGCATCTGCGGCGCAGGCTGATACTGCGGACGCATCTGCATTTGCGGCTCCTGCATCGGCGGCATGGGCGGCTGATTGTAAATCGGCTGCTGATACACATACGGCTGCTGTCCAAACATTAAGCTTCCTCCTTTGCCCAGTAGAACAGCGGGATCTCATTGCCGCTGTCCCATGTATCGAAATAGCTTCCGTTCTCCGCGCAGACCACATGGCTTGATAGAGCCAGCACGTACACGCCGCGCGGATGATCTGCGCAGAAATCCGCGACGGTATAGCAGTCCGGGCACGTGTTCGGTATCACGTTCCGCGTAAATCCCTGCTGCCGGAGGTAAGCGCTCCATACGCTGTTTGCGCTTGGCAGATCGCCCATGATCAGCCCTTGCAGGCACAGGCCGATATACACCTCGTCCCAGCTCTTCCCGGTCGCCTTTGCGATGGCCCGGACGGTGCAGTCCCCGACCTTCTGCCCGGCGGGGTTTGGATTGAAATAAGAAAAGCCCATACCGAACACTCCTTTGATGTATCCAGTATGGGCCTTTTTGCGGCTTCTTGTGCCTCAGTTGTGTATCAATTTGGTTCAAAATTTAAGCCCGCGGTTATTCCACGGGCTTAGTTTTTGTTATCGTTCGTTTACAGCCAGAATCTCCGCCGCCATCGCGGCCACATACGGCGGGCATCCACGCCGTCCGCCGCACCAGTCCTGCACGGTGCGCAGCGGGATTCCAAAATACTGCGCAAATCCGGTCTGCGTCAGGCTGTACATCTTGATCAGCTCTGGGATCGTGCAGTGCGCGCCGTCCCAGATCCCGCCGAGCAGCGCCAGCCGCTCCGCCAGAATCTCTTCGTCTTCGGCATCGCCCCAGACGCTGGACAGCGCCATATCGGAGATGTAGGAGTCGCGGTCGGTGTATGCGCCGGTTTCGGCGTAGAGAGCGGAGCGGATAAATGGGGTGAGTTTCATGTGGGTTCCTCCTTGCTTTTCTTTGCGGACTTCTTCTTTTCCAGGTACTCTTCTTTGTTTTCTGCATACCACTGCTGCCACCGCTCTTTGTATTGCTCGGTATGCTCCTGATAATGCAGCGCAGTAAGCTGCCGGGCTCGGATACGCAGGCATTCCTCCGAGCAGCATTTGTCACGCGCCCCATCCAGCGGGAACGGCTTGCCGCACACAATGCAGTTTGCTGTTGCGATGGCTCTGGAATCAGTACGGGCCTTTCTCTGCTCCGCACCGCCGTTGTAAAAGCGTTCGAGGCAGTATTCGTTCGTGCGCTTTTTGGCGCAGTCCGGGCAGTAACGCTGCAAACCGCCCTCTACAGTGTATTCGGCTCCGCAGCGCTCGCAGATATCCTTTGAGCCGATGGGGCGGGTTTTGCCCGCCGCCTTTCGCTTCCTGCATTCTGCGCGGGCAATCCGTTTTCGCGCTTCGCTGCAATCCGGGCAGTAAAATGAGCGCGTACCGTATGTTTCATAGCTTTTCCCGCAGGCCGCACAAACCTTTGCGCGCAGGACTCTCGCCGGAGTCCTGCGGCACGTTTGGCATCTTGTATCGCGCGAGAATCCCTCAAAGTGCGCGCCGCACTGAGAACAGATGCGATCCATCGGTCAGAAGCAGTACGCGCTGATGGGCTGGCCGTCGATGCGGACGGTGGCGAGCGTATCGTCGCTGAAATCGGGATAGTCAGCGTCTTCAATGCTGTCTGCAAGTTCGTCCAGCGTGTAGCCAAAGTACACGCAGAATGCATCGCCCAGGCAGGCATCCATATCGCGGCAGAGGATCGCGGACTGTTCTTCCGTGTCACCAGCCTCGGTGGCAATGGCAGTGCAAGCAATGAGTTCGTAACGGTTGTTGATGATCTTGGTTTCCATGATGTACCTCTTTCCGGCTTATCGCCTTGCTTTATCTTATGGCCTTATTATACACGCAATGCGTGTAATTGTCAAGAGGAAAATGCAGAAATTTTTAAAAATAAGCGCCGATTTCTCGGCGCTTATCTCAGTTATACAGTTTGCTGGATGTCCGCTGCATCTCCCGCATGATCTCCGGCAGGCGGCGCTGTACCGTGGCGCGGCCCAGAAACAGCTCTGTTGCAACGTCTACCTGGGGAAGCTTATCCACAAAATAGAGCTGCGCGATCTTCTCGTTTTCCCGGCCAAGATTGGCCTGATAAATCACGGCCTCCATATCCTTGCGAGTCAGGCGGCCCAGCTCTGGCGGCAGCTTGGCCCGCGCCTGCGGCGACATACGCCCCGCCTCCTTACTTTTCCTTGTGATTCAGCACAGCGATATTGCCCTTGTTGCTCACTTCGAGATCCAGCGCGGCGGCCAGATCGCGCACCTTGACGTAGTTCGTGCCGTTTTTCAGGATACGCTCAACGGTGATTGCCTTTCCGTCCACGATGATTTTGCTCTTTTCTACCATTTCGGTTTCCTCCTCTGCATTTTTTCCATCTTCGAGGGCCATCACGGTATGGCCCGAGCTTACCAGCACGTCCCCGCGCAGGAGATTCGCGTCCGTCGTCAGATACTTGCTGCTATCCAGCAGCTCGAAGTCTCCCGTCGCAGGCCAATCGTGCAGCATACAGTAGGTGGTGCAGGAATTCCCCTGCTTTTTGTAGAGCGCGGCGACGGCCTCGCATCCTGCGGCCACGGCGCAGAGCGTCATGAGGCCGGAGCAGTCCGTTTCGACGGGCTTTGTGATCTTGCTCACGTCCCACCCGACGGCTCTGGCAGCCTCATACGCCGTGTTTCGGTCGCTCATGTCGTACCCGATGTTCCGGTTTTTAATCGCCGCCTCGCACGTCTGCGCGGCCCGCTCGGCCTTTTTGCGGCTCTTGTAGCGCAGTACGCCGAGCCAGCAGCCATTGTACCAGTTGGAGATATTCAGCTCCCGCCCGGTCTGGTTGCCGGGCTGCTGGTTGCGGCCTCCGGTTTCTCCAAGACTGGCCTGTCCGATTTTGATGCTCATGCCCGGTCACTCCCGTACAACTCGTGGTGCAGCTGTAGCACGGCGGCCTCGATCAGCTGATCGATTGTAGATACGTCGAACCGGATTCCGTGTTCGGCCAGAAAATTGATCACATAGGCTTTCTTTTCCTCGCCGTCCGTTGCCGCGTAGAGCTGTTCCGCCGCTTTCACGCCGATCTCTACGTATGTTTTGATGGTTTGCAGTTTGTTGGCGTCGATCTTGGTTTTGAGCCACGGGATCAGAAACGCCGAGACGAGCGCGCTGACGAGCGCGATCACTGCCGAGATGATCTGTGTGTAGTCCATAAGTAATTACTCCTTTCGCTATTCGACTGTTTCATTTTTCTTCGCAAAAACCCGCTTGAATGCAAGCAGGCCAAGCTCTGTGATGGTTGCCCAGCCGGTAAAGCCAAGCACGTCGGACAGGTCTACTGACGCGCCGAGCTCCGGGCTGCGGATGACTGCAATTAGGACGGCGACGGTTTTCAGAGCGCAGGCCCAGCCAATTACCGTCGTGATGAGCTGGAGCAGATATACAACAATGGTTCGCGCCATTTCGCCCTTGCTCCACTTGCCTTTTACCCGCATATCTGCCTCCCAATTTATTGCGCATTGCTATGCCCGCACTGCGCCTCCAGCTGGTGCAGGAATTTTTTCACGTCGCCGTTCCCGCCCATCTTTTTATACTTCTCTCCGGCGATCAGGCGCTCTGCCATCGGCATTTCCTCGCTCATGATCGTAAGGCGGAGGATTGCCAGATACTGCTCGTCCTGATGCTCCTGCATTTTCCCGAGCTTTTTGTCGATCTCGGCGAGGTGCGTATCCTGCGATGTGGCCTTGCCGCGCTTTTTCTGAACCGCGCTGACGATGGCATTGACTACCGCCGTCAGCGCGGACGAGCCGAGCGCGGCGCAGGCGAGGGTGACGATGATGGTTTTGGTGTCCATTTTTCTGTACCTTTCTCTTTTATTTGCCGGGCTAATCGTCCGCCATTTTGATGTAGGTGGTGGTATCGCTGGAATAGCTGATCGTCGGCAGCGTCGTGCCGCCGAGGACGGCGTAGAGGGCTGGGTATGCAGTCTGATCGAAGGTTGAGCCATCGCACGCGTGCCACGGGGCGGATAGGACGCGGACGGTCGTGAGGATATCGCCGACGTGATAATTCGGCTCCGACAGCTTCCCGAATGCCTCATTTACCATCGGGTTCGCCGGTGCGTCGCCCGCTCGCCAGATCTTTTCGGCGGCCTGCGCGGTCAGCAGATTTTCTGCGGTGAGCGGCGTTCCAGCTTCCAGCGGCTCGTCCTCCGGGCGGATCCATTCATAGCGCAGCAGGCTTCCCGCCGCGTCATATACCTCGTACCGGACAGCCCCGTTTGCAAGGTCGTTTGTTCCGATTCTGTCCCGCATGGCTCATTCCTCCAGCGCCTTGATGTAGGCATTGCTTCTTGTGTCCGTCCCGATGGTAGGGATTTCTTTTCCCGCCGCGCTATAATCGCAGTACGCCAGCCCATTCGATGATATGTATGCCGCCTCCCCGTCCGGCGATAGTGCAATACTGTCGACGCTGCTCCCCAGTACGTCTCCATATACCGGGCCGGATGCTGGAGCGCTGATTGCAATGATCTTTTCCGCTCGATCAGCACTTTCAGATTCGCTTGCGGTTTCCGAAAGCACTAAAAGCCCGTTTTCGTATTTGCCGTTCGTATAGTTGTCGAGCGAGTAACTATCGGTTTTGTAGGAAACTACCTTCCCGTTTTCCCATGTTGCACCGTAGTCCGCAGAATACCTGTATACCATATATCCGCTATACATCGTGGTTCCCGCACCAGAGAAAGCAGCGTCCACCAGTGCAAAAAAAGCAATTATATTTGCCCCACAATGGTAAGCTGACATCAGGGCGTGATAGGTGTACGTCGACGGCTGGTTGAAGGACGGAGTTAATTCTTCGATGTTTACGCTGCTGACTGCCTCCCAGGTCGGATTGATCAGGGTTTTTGCCTTTGAAGTCTCCAGTATGCCGCTGGTGCTACAGTTCAGCTTGTAAAAGCAGTCCTTTTCTTCGGCGTAAAATACAATTCCGCTGATAAAATCTGGGATTCTTACTATTTCCTTTGTTGTTTGGTTTACGTAGCTGGCACTTACTTTTCTTCCCTTGTAATTGTTATAGGCTCCGTATTCGCCTCTTACTACGTAGATATACAGAACGTTTGGTGTAATAAACATCTTCAGTCCAGCGCTTCCAGGCAGGATGCCGCTTGCATATAGCGTAAATGGCGCATCGAGACTATGCGTTGTGTACACTCCGTTTGCCTCTGTGGAGTCTCCGGAAAAAACAGCGTAATAAGTGCCGTTTGCATACTGCACATCCGATACCAACGAGAGTCCGGGCGGCATATCCGCCTGCTGCGTCCACGTCCCCAAATCGGGCGATATCCAGAACTTTCTGTCGTGTAGGCCGACCCATTCCCCATTCAGATACCACACAAATCCAGGTTGAATATTCGATGACTTCAACGCCCACGGAAGCGGCGCGGCAGAGCTTCTGAGCACAGAAAACAGTTTTGGATACTGCTCCTGTGATACAGTGCGCCCGTCGCACGGGAGCCATGCGTCGGAGAGGTCTGTGCGGGCGGTGATAGCGATGTCGCCGACTTTGGCCGTACCCTCCGAAAGCTTGCCAAGCGCGTCGTTGACTGTCGGGTCCTCCGGCCTCGTGGTTGCGTTCGGCCAGAGCTTGACGGCGGTGGCGTCGGACAGGAGATTCGCCTTGTTGAGCGGCGTGCCCTCGACGGTCGGCGCGTCCTCGCGCTTCATGTATTCGTAATGGTCGAGCGTTCCGTCCTCTCTGTAAATGCCATACCGGATCGCGCCGTTGGCGAGAATTTTTGTGGGTTGTCGATCTGTCATGTCAGAAGTCCTCCTGCGGCGCACTCCGCCGCGCCGGTGTGGCGAAAAGATTTTGCAACGTTGACGATTAAGTCTTCGCAGAGTTTCAGGATGCGCTCGATATCATTCGCGCCGGTGTAGGTCAGGCGGCCCAACTGCGGCGCGTCCGGCGTACCGGCAGGATACGCAAGCGCGTCGCGGATTGCCTGTATCTGCTGCCGGTATGTCTCAGCCTGTGAGGCCGTTATAATGTCCGTTACGGCCCAATCGGTTTTAGCCGTCCACGCGATGTTCTTGCCGCAGATCGAGCTGAGGCGCGCCGCCAGATAGTTCAGGGCTGTTCCCACGCGATTGAGATCAGCGGCATTGTACGCGCCCTTCATCCCGGCCAGCCATTCCGCCCGCTCGGCTGCCGTCATGGC